ACCATACATCATAACCATTTTTAATAGCCTTATGACAAAAATAAGCGTCTTCGCCTACTTTTACCATTCCTGTTTTGTGTACTTCCCAATCAAACCAAGGTCTAGGTAGTTTTAAAAATACATCTGTTTTTATTAATATTGTTCCACCTCCTGCTTCTTCACATTTAAAAATCTCTTTAGGCAAATCTTCTTTCTCTAATTTAGAAAGTTTAGCGTCTCCCTTTTTCCATACCATATAACCACTTCCTATCTGTCTCGGGTGGTAATTAATAGCAATTATATCTTTGTCGTGTGCTAATAATCTTTTAAGCGAATCTTCAGGGAATATCATATCATCATCAATCATTAATAGGTGTGTGCATCCGTTCTGCAAAGCTTTAGCTGCTAAACAGTTTCTATTCTCTGCTATTGTGTAGCCTTCTGACACTACTTCAAAATGTAAATCTAAGTCTTTAGAGGCGTGTATCATTTTCATTAATGATAAAACCATTTGCTGTTCAAATCCTCTATTTGATAAAAGTCCTATACATATTCTCATATTATTTCCAAACCATATCGGATAAAGCGGTTTGGAGTGCTTATCCGATAGGAATAATAAATTATATTATTTAGCTAATGTTAGCCTTAACTGACGGCTATATCAAAAACCGCTGTAATCAATCCTGTTGGAGTATTAATTCCGTAATCAACTCTAGAAATTACACCAATACCAGATTGTAGAGCAGGGTCTTCTGTCTGAACAATCTTACCGAAAGTTGTAGATAGAATACCTAATGTCATAATCTTTTTAACTCCACCGAACAAATGATTTGCTGTGTGAGAGTTAGATATATAGTGGTCCATTCCCATAAAGTGATAACCAGATTTAATTCCGTTCTTTAATGCTTTATCAGCTAGAACAAATCCGTTAGCTTGTGCAAATTCTTCAAGTTTTTCCATATCAGCTGCACGCCATACGATAAATATTCCGTTTTGGTCTGCTAAATCTTGTGCGTTATTTTCTGCAATTTCTCTTTTAACTCCTCTAATAATATTATCAATGTTGTTTACAGAAACTGTAATGTTTCCAGCAGATCCACCGATGTCAGAATTATCAAAATCAGTCCAGCCAGCGTGTCCTGCTAATACAGCAGTTTCTAATTGCTCACTAATTGCTTTTCCTTGTCTATCAGCAATTTCCATCTGACTTACTAAAGTCATTTGTGCTAAATCTGCTCTATCAATAAATGTAGGCACTGGTTTGTAAGTGTTGATATTCAACTGGTCATTAATTACAGTGAAATCTCCAAATCCATAAGCAGTTCCTCTAGTTCCTGTTTGGATAGGTGTTTCTGCGCTCATATAAGGACTGTTAATCATATATGAGGTTGAGTAGATAACTTTGCAAATTTCTTTCCAATTTACAGGCTTATCTAACCTTGTTTGTAGCTGAGTTTCCCATTGCTGAGGATATACCCCGTTTATATTCGGGTCTGACCCAGCTGTTGTATATGTATTTGCCATCTAAATTTTACATAACTATTTCGTAGCATACATACTTTGTTTTCTTTCTCTTTCTAGTGTCTTTTTTAAAACTTCTGCTCTATGCTCTTGTGGAACATCTTTAAAGTCTTTACCCATCCAATAATCCGTTGCCGTTTTATCAGATGTAGCAGAACGTTTAGAACCAGAAGGGATAGCGTTTTTAGCCTTAGTAGCTTCCTGTAGGTCTTTTAGGTCATTATTAAAGTGTTTATTCGTTAATAAATCATCTAAAGTCTTGCCTGCGTTAATATAATCATTAACGAGTGCTACTTCTTTTTCATTCTTTAAATCCACTCCTAAGGTTTGGTTGATGTATGCCTTTTGTCCATAGTCAAATTCTGTTTTATTAAGTTCTGGCTTTTCAGAGGTCTTAGTTTCTTTAGCTTCTTCTTTCTTTGCTTTGGCTTTTTCCATTTTGGTTTTAAGCCTTTTGTTTATCCCCTGTTGTTTAAGTGCCAGTTCTTTCCAATCGGTTGTGTCTTCTTCACCCTCTGCGACTACAGGGAGTTCCAATTCTTCTTCCTCTTGGATATCCTCATTTTTTTCGTTTTCCATATAATGATAAATGGTATTATTTTTTTTAGGAATAATAACCTTGTTAATTTTTAAAAGTGGATTAATAACCACTATGTCAATTTTAAAGATTGAGAACTTAATCAGCTACTACCCATTCTTCCATAATAAGCATAACGTCTGTGTCTGCTTTTCTAATAAATATTAATTTAGCAACATCTAAACCATTAATAGCTAGGTCTGCGGTATCTTCGTTCTTTTGCAAATCTACGCCAGTTCCTGCTGCTAAAGTTAATGTAGTTGCTGTGGTTGTAGTAGCACTATAAACATATAGTTCTCTAGTATCTCCTGCGTTAGGAATATTCATTGCATCCATTGCCAAAGATGAACTTGCCATAGTTGTAATTGTAGTATCTAATCCTACATTTACATCCCAGAAAACAGTATCTTCTTTAATATCTCCTACTGCTAAGGTATAAGTTGCTGCTGTCGTAGATGTTGCAAGTCTTGTGCCTCCACTCTGATAACCAGCGTGGAAGTTCATTCTTTGGTAAACATCTGGGCTAGGAACAGCTCCCAATCTTCCTTCATCAACAAAACTTTCTGGCTGTGTTGCTTCGTTATAAACTTCTACATTTTCAATAACTCTACTAGCGTTGCCTGTAAAAGCACCAACTACTCCAGCTACACCAATCATTAAAGCTAATGAGATTACTACGTAGAATACCCCATTATTTATTCTTTTTTTCATATTTTTTTTCTTTAGATTTTTTATCTTTACGAAGTTCGACCTTTCCTTCGTCTTTTTTTGTTTTTTCTTTTTGTTCTTTTTTATATCTCTCTTTTAAATTATCTTTGAGAGATTTTAATTTCCCAGTTAACATACTTGTTTATATTAATTAATAAATTTCTGTAACTCTTAAGGTTACTGCCGCACTACTTGAAGCAATAATTGCCCCTGTATAACGATTATCTTCATCAAATGTGTACATACCAGAAGCAGGGACTAAAATAGTATATTCTGCGTCTTCTACAATAGGTGTATCATTAGGTGTCGTTGTTGCATTGCCAAGTGCTAAGTAAGTAATTGTACCTGTCATATTAGTAATAGTCATCCAAGCTCTACCTTCGTTTCTAGGTGTCAATACAATCGCTTTTCCTGCTGTTGTTGTATAAACAGTAGAACTGGCAGTATATACATCGCCCATACTACTACCAAAATTAGTTGGTTCTTTATCTTGTCCGTTAAATGCTATAAATCCTAATAGTACAACTGCTATTAAGAGTAAAATTGTTGTTGTTGTTTTCATATTGTTTTTATATTAATTATCTTGCTTCATTAATTTCTTCTTCGACCTTTTCTTCTTTAACTCCTAAACTTTCTAAATCTTTAAATCCTTGTTGCAATAATCTAATACCAGCGACTGATGCTCTTAGCTTTTCTCCTAGTTCTTCATTGTTTAGTTTATACTCAATGTTTTGCTGTAAGTCATAAACAAGCGACATAGCAAAGTTAAAGTTAGGGTCATAAGCTCCTTTCAATGGTATAGTTCCTTGCTCGTAAACAGAACTTAATAAAACTTTCTTAATGCCATTCTTTAATGGCTTATTGTCTAGAAACTTTTGGATAGCTTCTATCTCTGGTTGAGTTAAAATGTCTTGTAATTTCATAGTTATTTAATTTGTTCTGCTTGTGAAACAGTATTAGTTTGTAATTGTTGTGGTAATGCCTGTTGGCTTGGTGCTGATGTAAATTCAGCAAAGTCTAATGGCTCCATTCCAGAAGCAGATATTATTTGATTAAATAGTTTAGCAAAAGATGGTTGTGAAAGAATACTCTCGCCTGTCTGTGGATTAACTGAGCCGATAATCTGTCTAAAGATATTTACTAGCTTATCAGTCCATAGCGATAAATCCTTTTGCTTTCCACTTATGTTTATCTTGACTGCTACACTAGCTCCTTTAAGTTCATCTTTTAATATCTCTAAAAATCTTTTCTTATTTTCCATAAACTCCTTAGTAGCCTTGTCTTTAAATTCTGCTATTTCTTCTTCGCTTATTTGTTCTCCAGCTAATATCTTATCAACTACTAATTTATTTACTTGCCTTTTAATTATATTCTTACTTACCTCTTGCATATCATCTAAATCTAGAGTAGATAACCATTTAACGCCGCCTGTAATCTGTTTAATAATATAAGGTATAAACCAATCTCTATATAATTCTTCTAAAAATTTAGCGTGTTTACCTATCCTGTAATCGTGTAGTGATTGACTACTCATTGTTTGCCTTTCAAGGCTTCTAAAAGGAGTGCCTGAGTTAGGCTGGTCGCCTGAAATCCCCTCCTGTGCTGCCCCTGTGCTTCTAGCGTGTATTTCTAGTTCTTCATTCCATTTATCAAATAAGGCTATATTACGAGGATAGTTATCAATCTGTCCTATCTTTGCTCCCTCTTGAACTTGAACTATTTCTAGGTTCTTCATTCCTCTAAGTCCTGTTGGATGTTTAGCCTTTAAAGTATCATCATCAGTCTGTAATATTGTCTTACTCGCTGCGTCTAATAAGTTCTTTTTGTTTATCTGCCCGTAGTTAGTCCATACTTGGTCTTCAAATAGTTCTTCAATGCCACCCCTTCCAACTGCCCTATTATGTATTTTATCTCGTTTATATAGTTTAAATATCTTTTGTTTTTGCTCTTTTCTAAATAATACTATTCCTTTTTGGTCGCCTGCGTCATCTTTATAAAATGCTATTACATATAATGATTTAATATATTCTCTTTCTTCGCTAATATCATTTGCGTCATTAAGATAATATTTAGGTAGAGTCCCGTGTATTTCATATACTTCTATATCACTGCTTGTTAGGTTCTCACTATCACTCATAGCTAAAGTAATAAGCTCGTCTATTGTGTGTGTTGCTCCGTTCTCTCTATTTCCCCAGCCTCTCTTTTCCATCTCTTTTAACTCATCAATAGAAAAGATATGTAGAATACCAAAAGGACTGCTTAATATATCATTCTGATTACAAAATGCTATGTCTTGTAAATGGACTATTTCTGGTAATGCTTCACCTATATCTTTAACCAATACAGCTCCTAAATCAATACTTTCTTCGTTTTCTTCATCTATAAAGTCATCAAGGTTATTTTTTGTTACGAAAACATCATCGTGATATTTATTAATAAGGAAAGATAAATGATTTTTATCTTCATCTTCTACGTATAAATTAATATCCTTTACATCAATATCTTCTGCTCTATATTCTAGGTTAAGGATAGGAAGTATTATGTTTTTAACAGGCTTATCATCTATATTCCCTGTTAATAGCCTTCCGTTCTTATATAGTATTGATGTTTTGATATGCTCTTGCATACTCCAATCCCAACCACTTACAACCTCGGTAGGATTTTGGTATTTAGATAATTCTTGTTTTGCAAAATCAAATATGTTACTTGCTATCATATTTTTATTTTAGAAATAAATTAAGGTTCTTAACGAATAATTGTTTAAAAGCTAGTCTTGTATTAAATAATCTCCTAAGTCTAGGTAGTGTCATTGGAAATTGTTTAACAAACTTACCATTCTTATATAGTCTTATGTTTCCCATAACACTTATCTTACTAGGAGTCTTCATTTTATCCATAGCATCTTCAAGTGTAGATCCCTCACTTGTATATTTTCTAGTTCCTATTGTTAATTTTACTTTTATTTTCATATTATCTTGCGGGATTTTTTTCTTCTGTATCCCTTATAATTATTGGTATGTTATTTAAAAAGTCTTGTTTATTTATTATAGGTGCTAAACTAACTATTCCGTAGCGGACTGCATCCATACAGTCGCTTAAATAATGGTCTGGTGCATTTAATACCTTCCCTTCCTTATCTGTTTGCCATAAATAGTTGCGATAAGCTTTTATAAGGTTAAGGCTTCTTTTTGTCATTGATATTCTTTGCTCTTGGACTATTCCTATACTCCATTTAACATAGCTTTCATTAGTTCCTAGCTGTGGCATTCCTGCAAACTTCTTCTTTTGTTTCTTTGCTCCGATTATATTTATTCCATAACTTTTAATCTCATCTATGCTTTTAGGCTCAGCACTATCAGCTACTGTTAAGCAATTGTCTAAATTCTTAATAATATCTGCTATATCTTTATTAAGCATTCCTTTCCTACATAGCACCTCGTCAAGTATATATCCGTTGTTATGTTTATAAATATCTATGATAGCAGTAGGGTCATTAGTATAACCAAAGTCTAGTCCTCTCCTTTCAAGTCTAGCTTCGTGTGGTATC